ATGTTATCAACTACTAAAGAAATCGAGGACACTGCCGAGGGTAAAGAAACCCGAGACATGACTCGTGCTCAAGTTGTTAAAGGTGCATTCAGAGTTCTAACACTTAAGTTAGGACGTGCTGGTGTTCCAATGATTGTGACTAATCACACATATGATGTGATTGGTTCTATGTTCCCTCAAAAAGAAATGGGTGGTGGAAGTGGTCTCAAATATGCAGCCTCTTCAATCATTTATCTTTCTAAGAAGAAAGAGAAAGAAGGAACGGAAGTCGTTGGTAATATCATTCATTGTAAGAATGCAAAATCTAGATTGACTGTAGAAAATAGAATAGTTGACGTAAGACTATCTTATGACAGTGGACTGGATAGATACTATGGTCTTTTAGACCTTGCACTTGCAAGCGGAATCTTTGAGAAGAGTTCCACACGTATCAAACTACCAAATGGTAAAACAGAATTTGGTAAAACAATTAACAACAACCCCGAGAAATACTTTACACCTGATGTAATGGAAAGACTCGAAACAGTAGTAGAAGGATACTTTAAATATGGAAACACGCATAGAACAGACGATACTGAAGAATCTGATTCGGAGTGAAGAGTTTGCACGAAAGTGCGTCCCATTCATTAAGTCAGAGTATTTTGCCGATACTGAAGAAAGAACTGTATTCAATGAAATACACGAATACTTTCAGAAGTATACTAAATCACCAACTGTAGAAGCACTTCTCATAAACCTTGAAAACAATACTTCTCTTAACGAGAATATTGCAAAGGGTTCAAAAACTATAGTTGATAAGATTGGTAAAGATAAGGAGACCACACCAAGTGAGTGGTTAGTGGAAGAAACGGAGAAATGGTGTAAGGATAGAGCAATCTATATTGCAGTCATGGATTCGATTGAAGTCATTGACAAGAAATCACAGAGGTCTACTGGTGAAATACCCGAACTATTGAAGGACGCACTTTCCGTGTCTTTTGACACAAACATTGGACATGACGTGTTAGAAGATGCAGATGCAAGATTTGAATTCTATCATACGGAAGAAGAGAAGATTCCGTTTGACTTAGAATACTTCAACAAGATTACCAAAGGTGGATTACCTAATAAAACACTTAACATTGTTCTTGCTGGAACTGGTGTTGGTAAATCATTGTTTATGTGTCACCAAGCAGCTTCATGTCTTATGATGAACAAGAATGTTTTATACATTACTATGGAAATGTCAGAAGAAAGGATTGCAGAGAGAATCGATGCAAACACTATGAATGTTCCTATGAAAGATTTACCCGATTTATCTAAGAAAATGTTTGATAAGAAAGTTGACAAACTAAAAAACAAAACTAAAGGTAAACTCATAGTAAAAGAATATCCTACTGCAACTGCACATGTTGGACACTTCAGACACCTATTACAAGAATTGGATATCAAGAAAGACTTCCAACCCGATATTATATTTGTCGATTATCTAAACATATGTGCTTCACATAGAGTGAGGCCAGGTGCTGGTGCAAACTCTTATACACTTGTAAAGAGTATTGCAGAAGAACTTAGAGGACTTGCAGTGGAATTTAACGTTCCATTAGTAAGTGCAACCCAAACAACCCGAAGTGGTTATGGTTCCACTGATATTGGACTCGAAGACACTTCGGAAAGTTTTGGTCTACCTGCGACTGCAGACTTAATGTTTGCACTGATTACCAGTGACGAACTAGAAGAACTAGACCAACTCGTAGTGAAACAGTTGAAGAATCGATATAATGACCCCACAATCTTTAAAAGGTTTGTAATCGGTATTGATAGAAGTAGAATGAAACTCTATGATTGTGAACAAGAAGCACAAGAAGAACTATTTGAGAATGATTCTACCTACGATGATGATGTTCCTGTATTTGATAGAGGAAGGAATGATGGACAGAAGAGAGATTTTAACGACTTCAAATAAACCCCCTTTACAGACCACCTAAATAATGTTATACTAGATGGTTCTATGAAGAAAGTGATAAAAAGTTCAGAGGTTATAACAAAGATAACCGAAAAAATTGAACTCAAGAAACAATTGAGAGTTGCACGTATGTCTAAAGATTCTAAAGAAATTGATAAAATAAACAAAAAAATATCAAAAATAGAATCAAAATTGCATTCCTCACCACTTGCAAAATCCTAAATAATAACATAGATTACATACACTATAGTAAATCACGGAGAATTTATGTCAAGAGAAACAGCAAGAGCCGACTTAGTATCTAGAATTGCACAATTAACGAGTAGAAAGAATTGGTTAAAGGGTGTAAGTCAAGAATATCAAGTCACTAATCAACCTAACGGAACAGACCATACTGCACGCGATAGTCAATCTGCATGGACAGGTGCTGGACTTGTTGGTTGGTTATCTGCATGGAAAACTGCAAACTCTTCAATAACTGCAACTGCAGATTGGAGTATAGCAGACTTTGACGGAAGTAATTGGACACATGACGATTGGCAACAATACTATTTCCAAGAACATGCAAAAGGTATATCAAATTTTACAGATTCAGACCAAGCTATTACAGATATAGATGCTACTTTAACTGCATATCAATCAGACTTAGACGACCTCGACGCAGGAATAGCTGCTGGTGATGTTGACCAAGTTGCCCCAAGTTAGTAAACAAAAAAATACCATAAATAGTAGTAATACCACCAAGAATGTGGTATAATTACTATTATGGGTGCAAAGAACTTACATTTAGAACATTTAGAAGACGAGATTATCAATCAAGGGATTGATGGTGGTCGTGGTGCTATAAACTTTTTACAGGGTCTTAGAGACATGTTAAAAGGAAACTCTAATTCAAGTGTTAATATGACTGTTAAGTGGGACGGAGCTCCTGCTATTTTCTGTGGTCAACACCCCGAAACCAATCAATTCTTTGTTGCAAAGAAATCTCTATTCAATAAAGAACCCAAGTTCTATACTTCAGAACACGAAATTAAAAATGCAGACGAACTAAGTGGTGCATTAAAAGAAAAGTTCTTAACTTCATTTCAATGTTTATCTAAACTATCTTGGAATACAATCATGCAAGGTGATTTAATGTATACCAACGATAAGAAAATGCAAAAGATTGACGGAAAATCATTCGTCACATTCCAACCAAATACAATCATGTATGCAGTAGATATCAATTCAGATTTAGGTAAAGAGATTGCAAACTCTAAAATGGGTATTGTATTTCATACCACATACACTGGTTCTACAATAGAAGACTTAGGTGCAAGTTTTGGTGCAAATATATCTAAACTAGGAAACAGTAAAGATGTTTGGATTGACGATGCAACATATAAAGATGTCAGTGGTAAAGGTTCAATGACTGCAAAAGAAACACTTACACTTACACAAGAACTATCCAAAACAGGTAAAGCCTTCCATGGAATCAAAAAGAAAGATTTAGATAAGTTTCAAAAAATACAGGAAGAGATTGGAAAGAAAGGTGCTGGTGCATCTTACAAAACATATTGTAATACACTTATCAGAGGTGGTAGTTTTAATCCAACATACAAAGGATATATGGAACACTTCGAAAGCTACTGGAGAGATAAGGTGGTTGCAAAGGTCAAAACGGAAAAGACCAAACAAATCAAACAAGAGATTGGTGAACAACTTTATAACGAACTCAGAAGTTTAAAGAACATGATAACTAATCTAACTTCCTTTATGGGACACCTAGTAGTTGCAAAACAACTTATCATAAATGCACTAAATAGAGTAAAGAGTATAGGAACTTTCAAAAAGACTGCAAATGGTTTCGAGGTAGTTAACCCCGAAGGATACGTTGCAATCGATAAAACAGGAAGTGCAGTTAAACTTGTAGATAGAATGGAGTTTGCATTCAACAACTTCACTGCACAAAAATCATGGGACAAGTAATGAAATCATTCAATGCATTTCTAACAGAAGCAAAGGATAAAGGTGTAGTGTTTAGCTTCGGACGATTTAACCCTCCAACAACAGGTCATGCAAAGTTAGTAGAAAAACTTAAAAAACAATCGGGTGGTGATGACGTTCTGTTATTCACTTCACATTCAAATGACAAGGTTAAAAATCCACTGTCACACCGAGACAAGATATCGTATCTAAGAAAATTCTTTGGGAAGATTGTTGCAGACGTAAATGCAAGAACAGTATTTGAGATTGCAACAGAATTACATAAGAAGAAATATAAAAGAGTCTCAATGGTTGTTGGGTCAGATAGAGTAAAAGAGTTTGAAACACTACTAAACAAATACAATGGTGTTAAAGCACGTCACGGATTCTATAAGTTTGACGAAATCAATATAGTATCTGCTGGTGAGAGAGACCCTGATGCAGATGATGTCAGTGGAATGTCTGCAAGTAAACTCAGAGGATATGCAGAACAAGGAGACTTTGATAATTTCAAACTAGGTGTTCCAACAAAGAATAAAGGGTTGATTCAGAAACTATACAACGACATTCGTAAAGGAATGGGTATTGCAGAAGGAACACTACCACACTACATGGTAGAAGATTTAATAGACGAAGGAGTCTATGACCCAGGCACCTTTAAAGCAGTTTTCCTAAGTGGTGGCCCAGGCAGTGGTAAATCTGCAGTTGTAAAGAAATTAGCTTTGACTGCACTTGGTTTAAAAATGGTCAACACTGATAAAGCATTTGAGAACGGACTAAAGAAAGCAGGAATGTCACTTGACCTTAGAGGTGCAGACTTTGATAAAGTAGACCCTATCCGTGCAAAAGCAAAAAAGATTACAGGTAAAAACTTAGACTCATATATCGAAGGAAGACTAGGTCTTATCTTTGACACTACAAGTGCAAAGTCAACTAAGATTAAGAACTACAAAAAAATGTTAGACACATTAGGATATGAATACAAAATGGTATTTGTTAATGCAAGTCTAGACAATGCACAAAAAAGAAATGACTTAAGGTCTAGAAAACTACCAGCCGAAATTGTAAAAGGTGACTGGGACGCTGCACAAAAAAATGCAAAGGAATATAAATCACTTTTTGGTAAAGACTTTGTAGAGATTAAGAATGATGATGACCTTGCAAGTCTCGATAAAAAGGCAAATTCACTATACAGTAAACTGTTAGGTTGGTCTACTTCATTCCCTAAAAACAAACTTGCATTACAATGGAAGCAACGAGAGTTGGATGCAAAACGAACTAAATAGTATTATGTTAGAAGAACTTAGAGAAAAATTACGTAAGACCCAACAAGACAAAGAAGTTGAAGGCAAGAAAGGTTCTCAACCTAAGAAATATTATGCTAAAGACGCAGACGGAGACGAAATGTCTCAGTCCACAAAAGATAAACGTGCAGACCACTTTAAGAATAATAAAGATAAAGAAGGTGAAGACGCATTTAAACCAGCACCTGGCGATTCAAAAGCAGATACTAAACCTTCACAACATACTAAGAAGTATAAGAAAATGTTTGGAGAAGGTGCAGCTGATAAATCTTTACAAAAGAAAGCAGACAAGAGTGGAATGCCAGTTGGTATTCTAAAACAAGTCTACAAACGTGGAGTTGCAGCTTGGAAAGGTGGACATAGGCCAGGAACTACACCCGAACAATGGGGACATGCACGTGTTAATTCTTTTGTGACTAAATCCAGTGGAACATGGGGTGGTGCAGACCAAGACCTTGCAAAGAAAGTTTCGGGTAAATCAGAGTCAATAGAAGAAGGAGTTGATATCAGAAAAGAACTCAAAAAGATTAAAGGATTAACTAAGAAACAATTAGAAACATTATCAACAATGAACACTTCACAACTAACAGTTTTAGTTCAACAGTTAAGTGGTTTGGTTATGGGTGAACAAGACGAGTTAGAAGAAGGTAAACTTGTCACTGATTACAGAAGTATCTTAGAATACATTTTCAAAAACATAATGAAAATGGTTGAAAAGGAATATGAAAAGAACTCTGAAAAAGGTTTAGGAATGATTAATCAGTTAGGTTCTTATGTTGGAATGAAAGTCACTGATAAGAAACAACAGAAAGGAAAATTATTCCTTAAGTTTGGTGATAACATACAAGAAGACGCTGCAGTTGACGCTGCAAATCTAAAAGCAAAACAAACTGAAGAACTAGAAAGATTAAAGGCAAAACAATTACAAGAGTTAGAAGCACTACAAGATAGACACGAAAGAGAAACAGACAAAGTCAATCAACAGAAAGAAAAAGAAGCTGCAAATAAACAAATTCAAGCAAAACGTGATGCAGATAGAAAAGCTGCAGAGAAACAAAACGAAGAAAGAGATTACAAAAAAGAATATGAGAACTACCACTCAGACCCCGAACAGATTAAAAGACGTGCAAAAAGAAATGAAGCACGAAGAAGTCTAAAGGACAGAAAAGATATAAAAGGAAAGGACGTTCACCATAAGGACAACAATCCTATGAATAATGACAAGTCTAACTTATCAATTGTATCACAAAAATACAATAGAACAGAACCAAGACTTAGAAAATTGAAAGAGAAGGGGATACTTCCAAGTGGCAGGAAATAAACACGACAACGGAGTTCACGAACAGGGAACAGACGAAACAGTAAAAGCATATCAAGAAGATACGCCTGGTCAATCAGTTGAGAAATACGTAAAAGAGAATCAAAAATCATATCACGATTCAAAGAAAACATTTTCTCAAATTGCAATCAACGAAACACTCGATACACTTCAAAAAGAAAAAACCAATCTACTAGACAATCCATTTCGTTTAGGTTCTATGATGTATTTTGAATGTATTAATGAAGCAAGAAACCTTATCAAAGAAGACCGATACAGACTTACTGAAGTTGATAAGAATATAATGGAAACAGATATTGGTGAGTTCGAAGTGTATGAGGGAGAATTAGTTCCACTAGATTGTCCACAATACGAGTTTATAAACGAAGAAGAAGAACCCGAACTCAACAAACCAAAAGCAGGTGGCCCTAAGAAATACTATGTATATGTTAGAGACCCACAAACTAAAAAGATTAAAAAAGTCACATGGGGAGACACTACAGGTCTCAAAGTGAAACTCGGAAACGAGAAAGCAAGAAAATCCTTCGCTGCACGACATAAGTGTTCACAACAGAAAGATAAAACTACTGCATCATATTGGGCATGTAGATTACCTTACTATGCAAAACAGTTAGGTCTATCAGACGGGGGAAATTTTTATTGGTAATGGAGATACATAATGAAAAAAGAATTATATCATACTTATGCAAAAGACGACAGACATGCTGAAGTCTTTAAGTCAAAAGAAGGTTTTGAAGTAGACCTATACGAAGAGAAAAAACTCTTAGAAACAAGACAACTATACAATCATTCAGAATCATATGCAGAGGATTGTGCCGATAATTGGGTTCAAGGTTTGTTTAACATAGAAAAAGAAGGAAGTTTCTACGGCTATAACGAAAGAGATGATAATTACTATCCCGAGATAGATGACTAACCCCTATACAGACCAACCATTAGTCCAACACGGGACGAACATAGAATACACTGTTAGAACCTTTTCTGCAGAAGTAGACGAAGAAGAACTGGTTTGGCATAGAGATAAAGAGTCTAGAACTATCCATGTGTTGAGTGGAAACGGGTGGGAATTGCAAAAAGAAGACAAATTACCCGAAGAATTAGAGATAGGAAAAGACTATTTTATCATAAAGAATAATTACCATAGAGTAATAAAAGGTGAAGGAGATTTGGTTCTCCGTATAGACAGTAAAAATAACATATAAAACTGCACTAAATATTACTGCAAAATCAACTAATAGAGCAATTGTTCGCGATATCATGCACATGACCTCTCAAAAATTATAAATAATACTGTTATGAGTTATAAATCAGAAAACTGGAAAGAAAAACTAGAACAAGTCCGTAGTCACATCGCTTTGAAAGAAGGGAGTGTGGAAAAAACTGCAGACGAAATAATTAGTGAAGATATCGAAAACGACCTTCTAACTGGATTCGAAGAAGACGTTAAAGTAGTCGAAGATAAAATCACTGAAGAATTAGTTCTTGAAGCTTCAATGGGTGATATGATTAAGAAGGTATTCAATACAGATAGTGAAACAGAAGCTATGGGTATTGCAAAACTTCTTAACATGACAGACGTTAAGGTTGCACTTGCAATGCAGAAACAAAATCCTAATGGATTTAAGAAGACTACATTCGGTATGGGTGCAGACAATAAACAAAGAGACATGATTAAGGATAAAGACCTTATAAAAATGTTCAAGAAAGCAGGTGTTTCACCTCTTAAAGATTCAGTCGAAGTTGAAGAAGAAAAATCAGTAAAAGAATCAGTAGAGAAATCTGCAGAAAAACTCGTAGAAAAAAATATGCTTGGTAGACTTGCAAAACAATTACATTTAACAACAGAAGGTAAACAGAAAATGTTTGACTACTTCGAAAAAGGGGAATTAGAACAATGAAATTAACATCAATGGGTCTATCACCCGAACTACTAGAGGCATCTAGAACAGTTTTACAGAACTCAAAAGAATACGAAGAGTTCTTTCAATCTGCACTTAAAAAATTTGGTGTAGATTCTCCTGCTGATTTTAAATCAGATGAAGAGAAAAAGAAATTCTTTGATTACATAGATAAAAACTATAAAGGTAAAAACGAAGAAGAAGTTGCAGAAGGTGAATGTGCCTCTGATAAAAAGAAAAAACAATATTAGGAACTGGTATGAACCTCTTTTACGAAGCCAAAAAGGTATTAGATAAGGACGGGAAAGTTAACCCACTCGGCCCTTATGGAAAACAGAAACTTACTGGACGTGAGATTCAAGTCTATTTCCGTAGAAACAAAGTCAAAGACAAAGTAATCAAGAAAGCAGTCGAGGTTGCATTAGACCTTGGTGGTGCAATGGATATTGCAATCAAATCCATTAAAGACTATTACGGGGATAAAGTCCTAAAAACAAAAGAAGTTCAAACTGCACTTAAGTTTGCAAACGAAGAATCATTCAGAGATTCATTCGATATGTTAGACGAAGATTACAAAAAAGTAATCAAAATGTATCCAAGAGATAGAGATTGGAAAAAACTTATCACAAAACATAAACGTGCAATTGACTCACTCAGAAAAAACGATAAAGATTTACCTAAAAAAGTAGAAGACGAATTACTAACATGGGCTTCACAAACAGGTGAAGTAGGTAGTAAAGACGATGCAGAAGACTTCATAATGTCAATTATTGACGAAGGAACATTGACAGAAGGTAAAAACCTTATGCCTGATATTCAAAAGATAGTTGACACTAAAGGTGCAGCTAAAGTTGGTGGTATAATGATTGATATGTTTACTGCATCAATGATTTCTCAAATCTACAATAAAGTAAACGACTCAAACAAGAAGAAAATGGAGAAGTCAAACATCTCTACACTTGTTGACATTGCACAAAGAATAATGCAGAAGAATTCTGTTCAAGAAGGCACAATGTCAATTGGTATCTTTGACAGAAAGTCTTCAGAAAAGAAAAAGGCAATTGCAGGAATGCAAAAACTCCTCAAAGGTAAACAAAATGTAAAAGTTGGTTCACCTGAAGGACAAAAGATTGGTGATGAGTTAGATATGAAATATCTATCAGATGACGAACTTGCTGATGATTTCATAAAACCATCAAATAAAAACATGACAATTTCACAACTTCTCAAAAAACATGAGAAAAGACTTGGATTGAAATTCAAAGAAGAAGTCGAAGAGGCAGTATCACCTGCTCAACAAGCTGCAATCGCAATTGCAAAGAAAAAGAAAAATGAATCAGTCATGGATTCTTACAGACAAATGTGGGAATCAGAAAATCTTGAAGAAAAAAAAGAATTTAAACAAAATGATATCGATAAAGTTGCAAAACTTACTGATAGAAACGAACACACTAAATCACTCATACACATTGCAAAATCAATGGGTGACAAAAAGTCAGTAAAAAAATTAGAATTAATCGACAAACTGCATAACGAATATGGTCATATGTCTATGGAATTAGGTAAACTTAGAAATGAAATCTATGATGACCTGAAGAAGGATATGGAAAAATATTCTAATGGTAAGGACATGTATAATGCCACATAACATGAAAGATTTATTTAAAACATATCGTGAAATGCACTTACAAGAAGTGCAACAAAAAGAAGTTGATTCACTGAAAAAACTATCTAAGGACATGCAAGCAGTTCTAAAAGGTTATCAAAAGATTGCTAAAATGGGTGACAACGAACTTAAGGACAAGAAGTATAACAAAGATTACGAAGCAGTCCTTAAAGCAAGAGATGTCATCTTACAACTTATTGGTAAAGTAAACACTCAAAAAATTCTCAACAAAGAATCCTTAGACGAAATGGTAAATGTAAACAAGTTAAAAGAGTTGCCAGATAATGTTCAGAAACAAATTATGGATGCAAAAAAGGAATACGATTTAAGATGGGACGGAGTATTTGTTCCTATGGGTGATGAAGGCACTTCTCAAAGAAAAGAATATGAGAGAAGAGGTAAGTTATTCAAAGCTGCATCTGCAAAGTATAAAGCATTACTTACAAAACATAAAGTGATGGCGAAGTAATGGATAGAGTAGACGCAAGATACAGAACGTTTAAAGAGAAACTTAAGAAACTCGGATACGTTAAAACAGATGCAAAAAAAGTCAATGCAGTCATGGAAAAGATTGGTGACTTTGGAATGATGTCAGACACGGGTAATAAGAAGATTGCACGTGCAGTATCACAAGCAAAGAACGAGAAAGATTTAAAAGCCAAGTTAGATAAAATATCTACAATGGCAAAAGGTAAGTATGCAGAAGCTGAAGAAGACGAAGTGTATCAAAGAGCATTAGATGCATTCCAATCCAAAGCAAAAGGGGTTCAGAACAGACCTGACGCTGCAATGTTAATGCAACTTCGTAAGTTTAAAGACGGAACTAAAGATGGTGAGGTCAGAACAGACGATATGCAGAAAATTAAGGTAAAAAGAGACGATGCGGTGAAAGTTCATGACGTTTTAATGAAGGTTAAGAC